ATTTACCGCAATTACCTGTGGTGTCCCATATTAAATTTATTTTTCGCATATCAAATATAGAGCACTCTTTATAAATCGCTTGTTGATAAGGACGCAAGGTCATACCCTTAAAGATTTTCATCTGTTTGGTAAGAATTTTAACTTCGTCTTTATCAGTCCAAGGACCTTTTACTCGGGTGTCTTCTTTCATTACATAAAAATTATCACCTCTCTTAAATTCAGGGTTGGTAGTAGGTTGGAAATAATTAGGTGGAATAACGAACAGGCGTAATGCCTCAATTCTTCTCCTCCTTTTTATTAAACTTAATCTACCTTGATAGTGTAAATAACCACTATCTCCCTTCTCTAACTGGAATGCGTATTTTTTGGCTATACCTTTGAGAAATCCCTTAATATCTTCTTCGGTATATTCCAAAGCACTCCAGCGGAAATCAAATCCCGCCAGTTGGGCTGTCTGTTTTTTCTTTTCCATCGCGTTATACAATTACTAAATATTATAAATTTAACAATCTAAACGCATCTTTTTTTTTAGGCACTTCGTTGGAATAACTCGCTCATACTTCACTCTCTAAAAAAAAACTATTATATATATATATATTGTATCTATCGGTTCTACCGGTTCTACTTTTCCTAAAGTATTCAAATAATATTATTAAATATTGAAATAATGATATTATTCCTAAAGTATCGCAATTATGCAAGATTTCATCTTGCTAAATTACTCATCGCTATATCTTAAACGATTTACGAACGACAATTCTGCCCCTCCGTTTAAAGCACTAACGGGGTTTTCAGCGTCCATAGCAAACAGGTATATTCTGTTTTGTTCTAAAGTAAGTGTTCCCGCAACTCCGGAAAATCGCAAGGTCATACCTTTATTCCATTTCTTTTTAAAATGAATGTAGGCGCTACTTTTATTTGGGTTAATTACATTATTCGTAAGCCGGACAATCTTATCCATCATTACATCATAACCGCCATTAATAGTAGAATTCCTCTTAAGTGGGCTAACATTAACTAACTGCCCGTAGGTCGTAGGTGTTCCGTATTCTAAAACTTGTTGCTGTATATCTACAGGCGTTAAGATAGAGGCATTAGGCACTCTAACAATCATTAACCTGATTTTTCTAACTGACGGCGTTGGCTGTGGAGTTGCCGACTTGTCGTTTTGTATCAATATTCGCAAATCCATACTGGTTAATTTACAATAATTACCATCTATGTTCCCTGCTGTATTCTCTAATCCCTGAATAAATCCTCGCGTCAAATCATAATTAGCCGGTCCAGTTGGCGGGTTTCCAATCCCTTCCGCATAAACAAATTGTGTCCCCGAAGCGGTGAGCGGGTTCAGTAAGACATCTAAAGTTTTCACTTCAGGTTTGTCCTTCTGTAAGGTGGCTTCAACTTTGGCTAAACGCTTTTTAAAGTTTTGTTTTCCCATTATACAATAGCATTATATTTTAATTTTAAAATATATACGCATTAAATATTATCTGTTCCGGTTTTTTATCTCTGCTCGAGCCACCAGCCCGGTCCATTCAAATATGACCCCCCTATCGGGTAAGAGTTATCATTTGGTTTGTCCGTCGTTCAATAAATTGAGAACGCCGCCCAAACAAATGAAAAATATGACCCTCAAATCAAGGGAAAATTTTGTTTTTTTATATATAAAGTTTATTGGATTACTTCTACTTCGTAATCTTCTGTTATCTTCCAAATAACCCATCGGTCAGCACTCATAAGTTCAAGGTTCGGTAGGCAGTTCGTAAATACAAATATTCTCGGGCGGTCAAATCTTACTTTTTTAGCGTTGTATCTCTTATCGTAAGCGACGCCGTTTTTAACTACCTCTATGCCTGAATAAAAATCACCTAATCGGTCTTTTTTCATTCCTCTCGGCATATCTACTAAATAGGATTTTTTTATTGGGCGAGATGCTACCCAAGCGAAAATATCGTCCATTAATCTGAAAGGGGGGATTTCCTCCGCTAATCCTTCATATTCAAGGAATTCACTTAATAATGATTTACCGCAATTACCTGTGGTGTCCCATATTAAATTTATTTTTCGCATATCAAATATAGAGCACTCTTTATAAATCGCTTGTTGATAAGGACGCAAGGTCATACCCTTAAAGATTTTCATCTGTTTGGTAAGAATTTTAACTT